CACTTACGACAGATATAATGATGTTTATAGGTATGTACCTTTAAACGGAGACATTGCTGGATTGGCTGCTAGAACAGACATTTTAGCGGACGCTTGGTACTCACCTGCTGGATATAATAGAGGTGTGATAAGAGGCGCTGCTAAATTAGCATACAACCCTACAAAACAACAAAGAGATGATCTTTACACAAGTAGAGTAAATCCAGTTGCAACTTTCTCGGGACAAGGCACAGTCTTGTTTGGAGATAAAACTGGACTTGGATCTCCAAGTGCTTTTGATAGAATCAATGTCAGACGATTGTTTATAATTTTAGAGAAGGCAATATCAACTGCTTCTAAATTCCAACTTTTTGAGTTCAATGATGAATTTACAAGAGCGAATTTCAGAAACATTGTAGAACCTTTTTTAAGAGAAGTACAAGGTCGTAGAGGTATCACAGACTTTTTAGTAGTGTGTGATGAAACTAACAACACAGGAGAAGTGATTGATAGAAATGAATTTGTTGCAGAAATCTTTGTGAAACCTGCAAGAAGTATCAACTTTATCACACTATCTTTTATCGCAACCAGAACTGGCGTTTCTTTTGAAGAAGTCGCAGGCGGTTAATAGTAGAGAAGGAGAAATAAAACAATGGCAAATATAAACGACTTCAAAGCTAAACTTGCAGGCGGTGGCGCAAGAGCCAATCAGTTTAAGGTAACAATGCCTTTTCCTGGTTACGCACAAGTTGGCGGCGAAATAGAAGACTTAGCGTTTCTATGTACAGCAACACAAATACCTGCTATGACAGTAGGTAACATCAATGTTCCTTTTAGGGGCAGACAAATCAAAATAGCAGGGGACAGAACTTTCGGAGATTGGGCTGTAACTGTTCTTAACGATACGAACTTTAAGTTAAGAAATGCTTTTGAAAGATGGCAAAACGGTATCAACAATATGACGGACAACGAAGGATTATCAAATCCTGTTGACTATCAGGTTGACGCTTTTTTAGATCAGTTGGACAGAAACGGTAATACATTAAAATCTTATACTTTGAGAGGCGCATTTCCTACGGAGGTTGGTTCAATAGACCTATCTTATTCAGAAAATGACGCTGTGGAAACTTTTGGAGTTACGTTTCAATATCAATATTTTGAAACAAACACTACAACATAGTATATAATATAAAAGGGCGACCTAAAAATCGCCCTTTTAAAACTATTATAAGTAGTTATAGAAACAAAGGAATAAATTATGGCAGAGTTATTTGGGTTTAATATTACAAGAGTCAAACCTAAAACAGATCCGAAACAACAATTTAGTCAACCACAAGCAGATGATGGCACACAGGTAGTTGCCGCTGGTGGTTTCTTTGGTAGTTACCTTGATATGGAAGGTACTGCTAAGACTGAGCAGGATTTAATTAGAAGATATAGAGAGATTGCTTTACATCCAGAATGTGATATGGCAATTGAGGATATTGTTAATGAGGCAATAACTTCAAATGAGAATAGACAATCAGTTAAAGTAATTACAGATCAATTAGGTCAATACTCATCAAAAATTAGAGCAACAATTGAAAAAGAATTTTCTGAAGTATTAAGACTATTACAATTTAATACTAGAGGACACGATCTTTTTAGAAGATGGTATGTTGATGGAAGAATCTTTTTCCAAAAGGTTATTGACGCAGAAAATCATAAAGCAGGTATTACAGAATTAAAATACCTTGATCCTAGAAAGGTCAAAAAAATTAGAGAAGTTAGAAAGAGAAGACCAGAAGGTATGGTTTCTCCTACTAACATTAATATTGCAGACGAAACAGTTGAATATTTTGTATATAATGAAAGAGGAATACAAGGGGCGGCTGCTATTCAAGGAATTAAAATTGCACCTGACACAATTGCATATTGTCCATCAGGTGTTATAGATCAAAATAAAAATGGTTTGGTGATGTCTTATTTACATAAGGCAATTAAACCAGTCAATCAATTAAGAATGATTGAGGATGCTGCTGTTATATACAGAATTGCAAGAGCACCTGAAAGAAGAATGTTCAAAATTGATGTAGGTAATTTACCTAAAGCAAAAGCAGAACAATATTTAAGAGATGTTATGGCAAGATATAGAAACAAACTTGTCTATGACGCAAGTACAGGTGAGATAAGAGATGACAGGAATTATATGTCAATGCTTGAAGACTTTTGGTTACCAAGTAGAGATGGTGGAAGAGGAACAGATATAACTACTCTACCAGGTGGACAAAATCTTGGTGAAATATCAGACATAGAATACTTTAGAGCAAAACTTTATAGAAGTTTAAATGTTCCTGTAAGTAGATTAGAGGCAAGTCAAGGTTTTAATCTTGGTCGTGCAAGTGAAATTAGTAGAGATGAATTAAAATTTACTAAATTTGTAGGCAGATTAAGAAAGAAATTTACTGAATTGTTTAATGATTTATTAAGAACACAATTAATAATAAAAGGCGTAATTTCAGAATTGGAATGGCCTGATGTTAGAGATAGTATTTTTTATGACTTCTTACAAGATGGTCACTTTGCAGAATTAAAAAATTCTGAAATGTTGAGAGAAAGACTAAACTTGGCAAGAGAAGTTAGAGATTATATTGGTAAATATTATTCAGTTAATTATGTTAGAAGAAACATATTAAGACAAACTGAACAAGAGATTAAGAAAATGGATGCTGAAATCAAAAAAGAAATTGATAGTGGCGTAATTTCATCACCTGAAAATCAAATCAGTAATGAAACAATAGAATAGAAGGAGAAAATATGAGTGAAGAAGTAAAAGACTTTATAGACAAGATGGCACAAAACAATATGGTTGGTGCTGGGGATGCTTTTAAAGACGCATTAAGAGCAAAAATGGGTGACGCTTTAGATAAACAAAGGCAAGATATTGCTGGTAATATGTTTAAGGCACAACCGCATAGTGATCCAAAACCTGAAATTTCAGGTACAGGTACTTTTAATAAAGATGGAACAATTGAACCTACAGGTGCTAATGCACAAGATGGAGAAGCAAAAGTAGAAGTACAACCAGAAACAACACCAGAAACACCAGAGGTATCGGATGCAGAAAGTCAGCCAGCTAGTACAGAACAACCAGACATTCAACAGTAATTCATATAAAAACTTATCGCCTGTTATGAAAGAGGCAGTAAGTGATGTTATGAAATTAGTTGATAAAGGAACACAAGATATAATGAATACATTTGAAGTAGCAGTAACTAAAGTTGCTGAACAACGCAATATAGATAAAGACGACATTGAAGAATTTTTTGATGTTGAGTTAAAAGAACAATTAGAGGAATAAAATGGCGTGGGTAGATGTACCAAATTCAAATAGTGTTTGGGAGTATGAAAATACTGCCACAGCGTCTAATACATATTCAGGCGCCGCTGGAACATATTCAGGAGGTATAAGAAGTTATACAAGACCTGGAACTGGAACAGTAGAACAAACTTATGCTAGATGTAGAAAAAAAGGGCAACAAAATTTACTTAATTATTCTGAACAATTTGATAACGGTTATTGGTCAACGCTTAGATCAACTTTAACAGTAAACGCTACCACAGATCCTAATGGTACTACAACAGCGGAAAAATTTATTCAAGCTGCAGGACAAACTGGTAATGGTATATTACAACTTGTTACTGCTCATAGTGTAACAGCTGATAAAGATTATACACTATCAATATTTGCAAAAAAAGGTGATAACAGAAATTTTTTATGTATAAAAGAAACTATGGCAAAAGGAGGCGGTGGAATTTCTCATTGGTATAATTTAGATACTGGTGTTGTTGGTGGCATAGGACCTGCAAGTGGAGCAGGTACTCCGTGGTTTAGTACCGCTGCTATTAGAGATGAAGGTAATGGATGGTATAGGTGTTCGGTTAGTTTTACAGCGGATGCTACTAGAACTGGTAAAGTGATGTGGACTGTTGCTGAAAATGATAGCAATAATAGTAATACAGATGACCAAGGATTTATTTACATATGGGGAGCTATGTTTACTGATGGTAAAATTCTAACTCCTTATAAAAAAGCTGAAGCAAGTATATCAACATTAATAGAACGAGGAGAAGTGTCAAAAACTTTTTTTGACGCACAATAGAATATGGCAGATACAGTATCAACACAAGTATTATCAGACACAACAGGTGTAAAATATG